GATCTTAGTGTTGCAATTGTTTTCCATGCTCTTTGGAATTGGGTAATGGATTCTGTTGATTCAACCTGGAAATTATCTATTTTTGAGGATGATCTAGCAAAGGACAGCCGTGTGGTGGCTGATGTTTGCTGTGATGACCACTATTTTAAGCCTGTTATATTACAGGATTCTTATGTGGTTAAGTCTGGAGAACCTGAGTGTTACCCTAAGTTTGGGGTCAGGATAATGTGGGGCATCAAGAATTTGGTAGCCACAGTCTTCAGATCTTGCATCCACAATGAGAAAGTGTCCATGGATGGGAGAGTGGGTAAGGCTCTCCCACAGCACCATGCTGGGAAACCTACTTTAGTTAAGAATTCTTGGCTAGGTATCGAGAGAGATATCCAACCATTTATTCTTTCGAAAGTTTGTATTGCTAAGCCAATGAACATGATGAAATGGCTTTCTAGCTTCATTCCTAGGAGGAGGGATGAATTATTGCGTTTGTGGTGCCTTGGATTTTCAGAATATGACCGAGTGGCTTCCTCTTTTATAAAGAGAGAGACCGCATTGAAGACACGGGATGAATATGTCTTCAAAGATCCTAGATCCATTCAGGGCTGTCCGCCTGAGATGACCTTGGATTGTGGCCGTTATGTGAGAACTGCAGCAAAAGCCCTGAGGGAGGGGCTTCGGCCACACAATTTTGAGTCCTGCGAAGTCCGCGCAGGTCAACACATAGTTTATACGTGTGGCTTAAGCAATGATCAGATCGGTGATTCATTTGCGAAAGCAATTGTTTGTATCACATCCATGTGCGACGCTGGGGAACGCGTCGTATTTTTGGAGGATGATCAAAGTCGTTTCGATATGCATCTTACAGAAGGTGCTTTTGGTTTTTTGGATTCTTATTATCGAAAACGATTTCCGCGGCGAGTGTACCGTGCTCTTAAAAGAAAATTGTCAAGAGGACGCACAAACAACGGAACACTCTATTCCATACCCTACACTATGCAGTCAGGTTGGCCTGACACTAGTTTTGGTGATACATTGGTGAATGCTGCCATGAAGTTGAAAATTCATGGTATTGGTCGAAAGTGGATTTCCATTATTTGTGGTGATGACAGTGTTACAGTAACCACGGATAAGGAACTGCAATTTGTTCTAAGTAATGGCAGCATTGTGGACCAGTATGCAAATTTTGGTATGGAGGTTGAAGCACATATTCGATATCAGGAGGAAGATGTTGAATTCTGCTCTGCACGTTTCTTTAGGAGTGGGGAGACGTGTGTTTTGGTCCCAAAGGTGGGGAAAATGTTGGGAAAGCTATGCTCAGATATGGTTAATAGAAATGTGGAAAATCAGAAGGCATGGCTTCGCGGCATTTGTGAAACCTTAAACCATTACGGACAAATTGACCCTTTGTTAGGATCACTTGGAACAGCGTTGAAGAGTGATCTGGGTGATGGGAAAATTATCCGTGATGATTTGGGTGAGTATAGGCATAAGTATGGTAAGCCCCTTAAGGCTAGTTTACATGATATTCAATATTACTATGCCACTCACTATGATGTCTCTTGTTCCGACATTGAAACTC